TTTTGGTCGCCGGATACGAAATCTGATTGATTCTGATGAGTACAAGGAAGTTTTCCCCGCCACGCTGGTGGCTGACGACCAAAAGGCTGCTGGAAAGTGGTCTACTAGTGCTGGGGGTCAGTACTACGCTGCTGGTGTGGGCGGTGCTCTTGCCGGTCGTGGTGCTGATTTATTCGTTATTGACGATCCGCACTCAGAACAGGACGTAAAAACCAACTCGCGCCTAGCTTTTGATACCGCGTGGTCGTGGTTTCAGACAGGTCCACTGCAGCGCTTGATGCCGGGCGGGGCGATTATCATTATTATGACTAGGTGGAGTTTGCTGGACTTGACCGGCAGGCTGATTGACTACCAGATCAAGAACCCAGAGGCGATTCCGTGGGAAATCGTGGAGTTGCCAGCTATTTTGAACGAGGATACGGAGGATGAGAAATCCCTCTGGCCTGAGCAGTGGTCTCTAGAGTCCCTAAAGTCCACAAAAGCGTCGCTGGACCCCCGGTATTGGAACGCGCAGTACATGCAGCAGCCCACATCGGAGTCCTCAGCCATCGTCAGTCGCAAACAGTGGCGGATTTGGGAGAATGACGACCCGCCGCCCTGTGATTTCATCATTCAGTCGTGGGATACGGCGTTTGAGACCAAGAATAACTCGGACTATTCGGCCTGTACGACGTGGGGAGTCTTCTATAACGAGGAAGAAGGCAACGCCCCGCAGGTTATCTTGCTAGATGCGTTCAAAGACCGGATGACTTTCCCCGAACTGAAGGAAGTGGCGCTTAAACACTATAGAGAGTGGGAGCCGGACTCGTTCGTGGTGGAGAAGAAGGCGGCTGGAGCGCCGCTGATTCAGGAGCTGCGCCAGATGGGGATTGCAGTCCAAGAGTTTACACCCAGTCGCGGAAACGATAAGATGGTGCGACTTAATGCTGTTGCTGATCTGTTTAGTAGCGGTAAAATCTGGGCACCCGATACGCGCTGGGCGCGAGAGGTTATTGAAGAAATGGCAGCTTTTCCAGTTGGCGAGCACGACGACTACGTGGATACGACGACTCAGGCATTGCTACGTTACAGACAAGGCGGATTTATCTCATTGGACTCCGACGAGAAAGACGACCGCTACTATGTGCCCCGACGGGCCGCGTACTATTAAGGATATTAGATGGCTACCAACATCGACAAGGCACTGTACCAAAATCCCACAGGGTTAGAAGAATCAATGGACGCCGAGCCCATTGAGATTGAGATCGTTGACCCTGAAGAGGTGACTATTGGTATGGGTGGCATGGAGCTGACTATATCTAAAGATGAATTTACCGGGGATGACTTTGACGCCAACCTCGCCGATGATGTAGCCGATGGTGTGTTAGCCACGCTGTCTGAGCAGCTGTCTGGCGATATTGACAACGACCGCAACAGTCGCAAAGACTGGGAGAAGGCTTATGTCAATGGGCTGAAGTTGATGGGCCTGCAGATCGAGGAGCGCACGGAGCCGTGGAACGGCGCGTCTGGTGTATTCCACCCGATGATTACCGAGGCGGTTGTGCGCTTCCAGAGCGAGACGATTACGGAGACGTTCCCAGCTATGGGGCCGGTGCGTACCAAGATCATCGGTAAAGAGACGCCTGATAAGAAGGCTGCTGCCGAGCGGGTGCAGGACGATATGAACTACCAGCTCACAGAGGTGATGCAGGAGTTCCGCCCCGAGCATGAGCGGATGTTGTGGTCACTGCCTGCCACGGGTTCGGCATTTAAGAAGGTCTATTACGACCCGAGCCTTGGGCGTCAGATTTCTGTGTTTGTTCCGGCTGAAGATATTCTGTTGCCATACGGCACGTCGGAGATTCAGTCCTGCTACCGCGTGACTCACGTCATGCGTAAAACTAAGAATGAGATCACGAAACTACAGGTTGCGGGCTTCTACCGCGATGTGGACATCGGGGAGCCAGATAAAGCGACCGATGAGATCAACAAAGCCAAAGATAAAGAAACGGGATTTAGCGATATTAATGATGATCGCTTCACCCTGTACGAGTGCCATGTTGACTTGGACATTGAGGGCTTTGAGGATTTAGATAAAGAAGGCGACCCCACGGGCATTGCGTTGCCGTATGTGGTCACACTGATTCGTGGCACGAACGAGATTCTGGCAATCCGTCGCAACTGGCGCCCAGATGATGACCTGAAGCTCAAGCGCAACCACTTCGTTCACTACCAGTACATCCCCGGGTTTGGTGCCTATGGCTTCGGTCTGTTCCACCTGATCGGTGGCTTTGCCAATTCAGCGACATCTTTGATGCGCCAGCTTATTGATGCTGGTACGCTCTCTAACCTGCCGGGCGGTCTGAAATCACGAGGGCTGCGGATCAAGGGAGACGACACCCCCATCGCTCCGGGCGAGTTCCGTGATGCTGACGTAGGCTCAGGCACGCTGCGTGACAACATCCTGCCGCTGCCATACAAAGAACCTAGCCAAGTGCTGATGGCACTGCTCAGTAACGTGGTGGAAGAAGGCCGTCGTTTTGCAGCAACTGCTGACATGAAGGTCTCCGACATGAGCGCGAATGCGCCGGTTGGGTCTACTCTGGCACTGCTGGAGCGTCAGCTGAAGGTGATGACGGCTGTTCAGGCTCGGGTGCACTACGCCCTAAAGCAAGAACTGCAGTTGCTCGCGGGCATCATCCGCGACTACACACCTGACGAGTATGAATACACCCCCGACGGTGAAGAAGGCGCCCGTGCTAAAGGTGCAGACTACGACCACGTAGACATCATGCCGGTGAGCGACCCCAACGCTGCGACTCTAAGCCAGCGCGTTGTTCAGTATCAGGCTGTTATTCAATTGGCGCAGTCAGCTCCCGATATTTATGACCTGCCCAAGCTGCACCGTGGGATGTTGGAGGTTCTGGGTATTAAGAACGCCGACAAGCTCGTGCCTTTGGAAGAGGACATGAAGCCCAAAGACCCCGTCACGGAGAATAAGAACGTTTTGATGGGAGACCCTGTTAAGGCGTTCCAGTATCAGGATCATGACTCACACATTGCTGTGCACATGGCGATGATGAATGATCCGACGATTATGCAGCTTGTTGGGCAGAACCCCCGCGCTCCAATGATCCAAGCAGCCATGATGGCGCACGTTGCAGACCATGTCGGCTTCTCTTATCGTCAGAAGATTGAGCAGCAACTGGGTATGCCGCTGCCTCCCGAAGACGAAAAGTTGCCACCTCAGATCGAGTTGGCGCTGTCCAGCATGATGGCTCAAGCCGCAAACCAAGTCCTGCAACAGAACCAAGCTGCGGCTGCACAGCAACAAGCAATGCAGCAGGCACAGGACCCGATTCTGCAGATGCAGCAGCAAGAGCTGCAGATCAAGATGCAAGAGCTGGAGTTGAAGAAACAGAAACTAGCAACCGACGCCGCTGGCGACGCAGACGAACTTCGCTTGAAAGAGCAAGAAATGAAAGCCAAACTCGAGCTGGAAGGCATGAAGTTGGCGATCGACATGGAGAAATCCAAATCGCAGTTAACTGCGCAACAAGAGCGAGAAGGTGTCCGTATGGGCATTGACATCGCAAAATCTCGTGCCCAAGTGGCACAAAAACGGGGTAAACAGTGACAATTGTTTCCGACTTCGCACGCGTATTGCGCGAACAAATACGCACCGACATGAACAACTACGCAGACGACTGCGCAGGGGGGAACTGTCGCTCTTTTGAAGAATATCAAAAACTCTGCGGTGTTATCCAAGGTCTAGCCATTGCAGAGCGTTATATCCTTGACCTTGCTAAGAAAGTAGACGAATCAGATGAGTGAAATCATTCTGCCTCCGGGTTTATCCCTACCTCCCGGCATACAGCCCATTGAAAAACCAGACGAAGAAGCCACAGACGAGCAGAAGGCGGCGATGCTCCCTGAGCCCAAAGGCTGGAAGATTCTGTGTGTTGTGCCAGACGTGTCAGATAAGTTTGAGAACTCCTCAATCATCAAAGCTGATACGTACATGAAACAAGAAGAGCACGCCACAACGGCTCTGTTTGTTTTAAAGCTGGGCCCTGACGCGTACAAAGACGAATCCAAATTCACCAGCGGCGCTTGGTGTAAAGAGGGTGACTT